ACGCCCGTCACAACCGCAAGACTGACCGCGCCCTCGTGCTGAATTTTGCTTCGGTCGGTGAATTGATCCGCCGCCAGGTTCTTCAGCATGAAGATCATGAGGCTGTCGGAACCGTTCAGCGCCCGCCGTTTTGCTTCGCTGATCAGCTGGTCCACCGCGACCCTGCGGCTGGCGGCCGCCTTCTCGCGCCCGACCGGGTCGTTGCGGAACCAACGCCAAAACGTCACCCGGTGGATACCCAGCGCCTCGCAAATTTCCAGATCCTTGGCGCCGGCCTCAAGCATCTCGAGCGCGACAGCGCGCATCTCGCCCCGTGTCACCGGGGGGCGGTCGGTTGGATCGAAGTCCTGGTCGTCGTCGGTTGCCATGCCAGCGACGATAGCGCCGCCCGGTCAGTCGATGGAGAACCGGATCCGGGCCGCCACGGAGCGCCGCGCCGTGTAGTTGACTACCTTGCCGGCCTGAGCCCGCGAGCAGCCGAAACGCCGGGCGATATCCACGATCTTCATGCCGCCTTCACGAAGCTGGCGCATCAGTTCGACCTCGTGATCCGAGTACCGAGCGTTCGGGTGAGAGTCGCCGACAAGTTTGCCGTCCTCGCTCATTTTCGTAATTTTTTGCACGATTGCCTCGCTGGTCTGCAACGATTCAGTTTTCCAGATACAGCACCGATTCGGGGTGCAACGATTGGGCCCCTACTACGTAGGGGGTCCCCAATAGTTGCTGTTTGCCTGCAACGATTCGCGAATCGTTGCCAATCGTTGCAGTCGTTGCTGCTATTTCTGCAGAAATTTGCACGCCAAATTCGTGCAAAAAACTGCAATCTGCAAATTTCTGCACGATTTTCATGCCACTTTCCCTTCAACAATGACCGCATGGCCGAGCGCCACGAGGCACTCGACAGCCCTCATCACCCGCTGCCGGCGGGTATCTCTACCCCCCGGAGACCCCGCCGGCAGGTTCTCAACGGCAGCATCAATCCACTCAGCCTGAGAGACCGGGCCAGCTTCCTTGAGCTCACCCAGCACCCTAAGCGCCACCTTTTCGACAGCACCCCTGGCCGGCACCTTGCGCTTGGATACCTCGCCGGTATGCTCGACCACCTTGCCAACGATCGGCTTACCCTTGGGGCTGACACCCAGCAGCACGTCGGCCAGCACAAAACCAAACTCCTCGCCGGTCTCGCCGTCCTTCTGCTTGGTCACGGTCATCGAGCGCCCGTGACCGCTATCAATGACCTCAAACTCAGCATCGGCTGCGGCACGCAGCCCAGACCACCCACGGGCACCCTTGCTTGCGTCCTTGCCACTGTGATGCACCAGCAGGACCGTGGCACCGGTCGCCCGGTGGATGCCCTTGCAGTGGCTGAGAGCCAGCCCCATGTCTTCGCCGCTGTTCTCGTTCCCGCCAGGCGTGACTTGGGCGAAGGTGTCGAACACCACCACGTCGGCGCGGCCTATCTGAGATGCGACCTCGAGGCACTCGGCCCGCTGCAGCAGGTTCGGTGCATCGACGACAAACCCGACCGGTAAGGTATCGACGTCCAAGTTGTTGTGCTCGGCGTAGGCCTCGAGCCGGCTGATGAAGCCCCTGGAGCCTTCGGCGCAGACATAGACCACCCTGCCCTTGACCACCTCCCGATCGCGCCACTGGACCCCGCGAGCGATCGCCATAACCAGATCCAGCGCCATGAAGGACTTGCCGGCGCCAGACTCCCCGAACAGGACCACGAGCTCACCCTGCGGCAGCACGTCCTCGATCAGCCAGGTCGGGGCCGGCCGCCGCACGAACTGGGCAGCCGACAGCACCTGGAACCTGGCAGGCTTGCCTTGGGGCCCCGCGGCCTCGGGCGTCCTGCCATCGTCCAGGTTCTCGAAGTCACCCTGAGCGTAGCCGATCGCCTGCCGCATTGCCTCGACCCCGCGCCCGATGCAGTGGGCGTGCTGGCACTTGAACCCGCCGTGCTCGTAGCCACCCGTATGCGCCGGCCAGTAGGTGGTGGCCGTGTCGCTCGAGTCGCCGGTGTGCTCGTCCTCCCAAGGGCAGCGGATGTGCAGCGCCCCGGTCTTGTCGGTCCGCTTGACCCAGCCACCATCTACCAGGAACTGCGCCAGCGGGTCAGCACGGTACGCCTCGGCCAGCGTCAGCGCCTTGGTCGATGGTTTGGACTCGACACTATCACCGACCCCGAACCGGTCCTGCAGCATCGCCCAGACCAGTTCGAAGGCGTCCAGCGAGATGGTGGGGATCTCGTCGGGCAGCCCGCCCTCCCACTCGTACTTGACCCCGGACGGGTGGGTGCCGACCGCGATGAACTGCTGGCCGGTCGCCAGGAACTCAACGACACCCCCGGCGACCGTCAGCCGGCGCTTGGTGAGCTCGCCCGCGACCTCGATCGCCAGCAAGCACTTGCCACTATTGCTGCGGGTACGGGTCGGGAGCTCGCCCAGCATCTCCTTGACCGCGGCGCTGATTGCGTGGGCCTGGGCCGGGTCAGGCACGTCGATGTCGATTGCGCGCACGCGCCGGGTCTGGACACAGATCCCGTAGTCGGGCTCGGTCGCCCATATCTTGCACTCGCGCTGCTCTGTGACCTTCGAGGTCCAGTCCGCGATGCCGACGACAAGCTTCTCGCGGTCGTACCTCGAGGGTGTCTTGCCCACTTCCTTGATGGCGGATCTGGGGCTGATCTTGGCGTTCGGGTTGCTGACAACTGGCAGCAAATCGACGCAAAGGTCAAGCCCCAGAGAGAAGCGGTCCCACTCCAGCTGGGTAGCACCCCAGCGGATCGGTATAGCTGTCATGAGGGTTTACTCGAGGGGCAGCAGTCTGGCCGCTTTCGCGAGCTCGCACTTGTTGCAGTGGACGCAAAGGTCCTCACGCAGGACCGCCGGCAAGCCCTCGCGCTGGAGCGAGGCGGCCGCCTGCTCAATCTTTCGAGCGGTATCGGGCGAGGTCGACGCCTTCCCGTTCCGCTTGTATCCACCAGCGATCTGGGCCAGGTTGCCCAGGCTCGTGCGGGCCTTGTTAGCCAGCTGCTGCTTCTCGGTGCTGGTGGCTGAGTCCAGCCACCGGCGCAACGCGTTCTTCATCATGCTCATCCTAAGGTCTCAAAGTGGGGTAACGCACAGACCAAACTTTAGTCTCGGCTAAAAGTTACTGCAAACATTTATCATGAGCCGGTGCTAAAGTTCCTGACGCACGCTTCACGTAACACCTTGGGAGAACAATATGAAAACGATAGGAGAAACCCGCCGCGCGAACTTAGCGCTGCTGGTGTCTCAATGGGGTGGCCCCACCACCCTGGCACGCAGACTCGAGTTGTCGGGCCCGTCATACCTGAGCCAGTTGGCGAACGGTCACAGCGAGTTCGGGGAGAAGGCAGCGAGGCGTATCGAACAGACTCTGGAACTCCCGGCTGGGTGGCTGGACGCCGAGCACAAGGAACAAACCGACGGTCTTGTGCCCGAATTGTTGGTGGACGCCGTCTGTACGGTACTGGATGCCCCCGGCGCGAAGGATCTGCCCTGCGCCAAGATCGCCCAGCTGGTCCTCATGATCTATGAGGACGCCCGCAAAACGGGGCGCATATCCCCGCCCTACGTCGAGCAGATGCTGAAACTGGCAATCTGACGGGAACCCTTGCAGCGCAAAGGGTTTCGCAAAGTCTAAATTTCTGTGCTGTTTTTTACGTGTGGAATCAACACGTTACGAAAAGTGTTGACGCAGTGTTTAGCCGCGGCTAAAGTGTGTCCTCCAGTACGTTATTAATAAACAGGAGACACAAAATGACAACCACCCAGATCGACATCGTAGCCGAAGCCCGCCACCACGCCGCATGCGCTTGGGACCAGCGCAACATCCGGGGGTACGACAGCCCGGAAGAGGCGATCGAGTCCTACCGCCAGAACATGTACGACACCTTTCGCGAGATGGGCCTCCGCCTGGAGTGGTTCGAAGACCAAATGACCGGAAGCGCCTTCGACGCCGAGATCGCCCGCCTCGCCGGAGGTGCCAAGTGATCGCCACCGACGCGCAGGCGGACCGGGAGTTCGCCCGGAACGTGGGCCGCGACAACCCCGGCGAAGCCTGGGTCCTGAGCGACCGCGACGCGTGGTACCGCAACCCGTTTTATGAAGGTCCGGCCCAGCCTCACCCGGAGGCCGGTCCCGACTACTACGAAGAGCCGGAATTCGTGGCAAGCGTTGACACTTTTGTCGGCCCACCCGCCCCGCTCGATCCCGCCGGCTACTGGGACGACATCCCATTCTGACCGGACTGACGAGGCCCCGTGGCTGGGGCCGAAACGCAGCGATGCGTATCCGTAGCCAACCAATTAGGAGAGTCACCATGCAAACCACCCAGATCGACTTCGATAGCTCACCTGCCGGGAGGGTCACCCTGAAAGCAGCAGAGCGGCAGTTCTACAGGGACTTGCCGGGCAAGCCGATCCTCACCATCGAGCGCGCATACACGGATCGCCTTGGACGCGACGTTCAGACCGGGTGGCACGTTTTCATGAACGGCCAATGGTGCCAAAAATACGGCCTGCTGCGCGATGCTAAGTCTGCCGTCCGCCAGATGGAAGCCGACTATGCAGAAGCCACCGGGGGTGCAGCATGAGCGCCACCAATTGGTACTCGCGCTATTCGACAACGATCACCGCAGGTTACGAGGTGATGGACGGCGGAAGCCCGCAGGAGCGGTTCATCGCCCATGGTCTGCCTGAATGCGAGGCAAAACTGGTCGCAGCCGCGCCGGAACTGCTGGCCGCTCTGGAACTGATTGCCCAGTTCGAAGGCGACAAAAAATCCCCCGAGGCAGCGTGGTGCGCCAAGATCGCCCGCGCCGCAATCGCCAAGGCTGGGGGTGCAGCATGATCTCTACCCTCGTACTCATCTTCCTGCGGCCCGACTACAGCCTCGCGGCGGGTATGTCCGTCTGCGGACTGCGGGCCCCGTCTGTGCAGGAGCTCGTCATCCCCGATAAGGTCGCCCAGCCGGTGCTGGCGATCCCGAAGCACGGCCTGATGCCCTGATCACGATTTCGCTTGCCTGGATGTTTAGTAACTGCTACATTTTCTTTTCCACTGACTAAAGGAACGTCGCCATGCTGTTCCCCCGCCGGCGGATCGCGCGGCTGCTCAAGTTGAAGGGCGACGCCCTGACCGCTTGGTACGTCGCCGAGTTCACCCGCCTCAACCACCTGAAACCCTAAGGAGCACCACCATGCTTGAAGAAGCGATCAAGGAAAACACTGCCGTACTGCGCGAGGTCCTGGCCGCGCTGCAGGCCGGCACCGTCATCACCGGCAGCACCTACACCAAGGAGCAGGCCAAGCCGTTCCCGACCAAGGAGCAGTTTGAAGCCAAGATCAAGGCCGGTCCTCCCAAGACCGAACCCGCCCCCGAAGTCGAGCTCGTGCCCGATGTCGTCGATTATGAAAAGGACGTGCTGCCGGCGTTCAAGGAACTGATCAAGACGAAGGGCGCTGCGGCTGCGCAGGCCTGCCTGTCCAAGGTCGGCGCCCAGAAGCTGTCGCTGGTTGCGGTCGATTCCCTGCCCACCGTTTTCGCCGCCATCAAATCGGCGATGGTGGCCTGAGATGCCCGGCCTGCACGCCGACATCTCGGCATCCAAGCTCGACCGGCTCGAGGCGTGCCCGGGCTCGCTGGCCCTGTCCCGGGGTTTGCCGAACCGGAGCTCGCAGGCGGCCGACGAGGGCACCGCTGCCCACTTCCTCGCCAGCGAGTCGATGTTGCTCGAGGTCGAGCCGCGCGACTTCCTGGGCAAGCTGATCCGGGTCACGCCTCAGGGCGCGATCTGGGCCGGCCTGGACGACGAGCCGCCCTATACCGAGTTTCAGGTAGACGACGACATGGTCGGGTTCGTCACCCAGTACACCGACTTCTGCGCCGCGATGATCCAGTCGGCCGTTCAGATTTGGATTGAGCACGCGGTCCCGATCGGCTGGCTGACGGGCGAGGACGGCGCGTTCAGCACGCTGGACTTCGGCGCCCTGCTCCCGATCGCCAACCGCCCCGGCTCGCACGAACTGGTTGACGCCGACCTCAAGTACGGGCGAGGCAAGGCGGTCGATCAGCACGGCCTGCAGGGCCCGATGTACCTGCTGGGTCTGTGGCGCACCCTGCCGCAGGATCTCGCGGATTCCGTGCATCAGTTCCGGTTCGTGATCCATCAGCCCCGTAACGGTGGGGTCAAGGAAGTGGTCTACACCCCGGTCGAGATGGCGGCGCTTGAGCAGCAGATCCGTTTTGTCGCAAGCCGGGTGCTCGAGGCTGAAGCGCAGTACAACGCCGGCGGGATGGACAACGAGTTCCTGAACCCCACCACCGAGGGCTGCCAGTTCTGCCCGGCGAAGGCTACCTGCCCCGCTCTCAACGCGGTCGCCGACCACGTCGCGGAGCAGGCGACCGCGAACGGGTTCAGCGACTTGACCCAAGCCGACGCCGACGCGCTGGCAGCAGCCAAGGCACGGATTCCGCTCCTGGAGCAGTGGATCAAAGCGGTCGAGGACGAGGTCCGGGCCCGGCTCGAGGCGGGTCAGCCAGTGGCCGGCTACAAGCTGATCGAAGGCGAGCTCGGTGCCAGGCACTGGGCCGACGCCGAGGCGGCCGAGAAGGCACTCAAGTCGCTGCGGCTGCCGAAGGACACGATGTACGAGCACAAGCTGATCAGCCCGACCTCAGCCGAGAAGCTGGTCCAGCAGCTGGGCAAGGACGGTGTGCTCAAGAAGGGCCACGAGGACCGGCCGATCACGGCGCGGCAGTGGGAGAAGGTCCGGGCCCACATCGCCCGCAAGAACGGGGCGCCGATCGTGGTGGCCGAGTCCGACCCGCGCCCGGCGATCGCCCGGGATTCGTTCGCCAACCTTGAGGAGGACTTGATCTGATGAAACGGCCCCAGCAGTCGAGCATGATCCTGCCCCCGGGCGCCCGGGCGATTCTCATGGCGGCGGCCGCCACAGCCCGGGCGCTGACGGGCGACGACGAGCGGCTGCTGGAGCTCCAGCGGTCGAAAGTCCTGGACCAAGCGGCCCAGGAAGTGAAGCAAAAGTACCCTCTTTTTTTCAAGGAGTAACACCATGGAATTGAAACTCGAAGATGTGCGGCTGTCGTTCCCGGATCTGTGGGAGCCGAAGGACTTCAACGGTGACGGCAAGTACCGGTTCAACGCGACTTTCCTGGTCGAGCCGAACAGCGCCAACGACCGCAAGGTCAAGGCGGCGATCGACAAGGTCGGGGCCGACGCGTTCGGCGCCAAGTGGCCGAAGCTGAAATCCACGATGGAGGGCAATAGCCAGAAGATCTGCTACCTGGACGGTGATACCAAGGACTACGACGGGTATGAAGGCCACATGTATCTGGCCTCCCACCGCAAGGACACCGACGGCGCGCCCAAGGTCGTGCACCGCAACCCGTCCATCGAACTCAAGGCCGGTGACGGCGTTGTTTACGGTGGCTGCTACGTGAACGCGTTCGTCGAAATCTACGCGCAGACCGGGCAGAACCCTGGCATCCGCGCCGGCTTTCGCGCGGTCCAGTTCAGCCGCGACGGCGACAGCTTCGGGGGCGCCAAGCGCGCCAGCGCCGACGGGTTCGACAACCTCGCCGACCAAGGCGAGGAGACCGCGGAAGACCTGTTCTGATGGAGCCGATGGGCGACATGGCTGTGCTGATTGAGTGGGGGCGCCGGCAGAAACATCGCTGGACCGCCGCTCAGGCAGCGCAAGCGCTTGGGTGGCCCCAGCACCGGGCGACTAAGGTCGCCCTTCGGTTGCAGCTGAGCGGCCGCCTAGGGGTCAAGATGATCAAGTCCTACAAGGTATATCTGCGGTGACCACTCTCTACCTCGACTGCGAGACCTACAGCGAGACCCCGATCCAGGCTGGCACCTACCGGTACACGGCCGACGTCGAGGTCATGCTCATCACCTGGGCGGTCGATGACGGGGAAGTGGTTTGCGAGGGCGCCGAACCCTCGACGGATCTCCTGTCGGCGGTCGCCGACGCCGACATCGTCGTCGCCCATAACGCGATGTTTGACCGCAACGCCCTGCGTTCAACGCTGGCCGTGCCGCTTCACAAGTGGCGCTGCTCCATGGTTCGCGCCATGGCGCACGCGCTGCCTGGTGGGCTCGCGAAATTGTGCGATGTCATGGGGCTGCCGCCCGAACTGTGGAAGCTGGACGGTGACAAGAAATTGATTAACCTTTTCTGCAAGCCCCGCCCAGCGAACCAAAAGCTGCGCCGGGCAACGAAGGACACCCACCCGCAGGAGTGGGCCCAATTTGTCGAGTACGCGAAGCAGGACGTCCGCGCCATGCGCGAGGTCTGGAAGCGGCTGCCGACCTGGAACTATGACGACCGCGAGATCGAGCTCTGGCACCTGGACCAGATCATCAATGACCGCGGGTTCTGTGTGGACTTGGATCTGGTCGACGCCGCCCAGCGGGCCGCAGAGCGCGAGCAGGCGGCGCTGGCCGAGCGGACGCGCGAGGAGACCGCCGGCGAGGTAGCCGCGGCTACGCAGCGGGACGTGCTGCTGCAGCACCTGCTCGACGCCTACGGTCTCCAGATCCCGAACCTGCAGAAGGCCACCCTTGAGAAGCTGCTCGAGGACCCGGGGCTCGCGGAAGGCATCCGGGTGCTGCTGGAGATCCGGCTGGACTCAAGCAGCACATCGGTCGCCAAGTACAAGGTGCTGGCCGCCGGCCACACCGGCGGGCGCATGCGGGGAACCATCCAGTTCGACGGCGCCGGCCGCACCCGCCGGGCAGCTGGCCGTACATTCCAGCCGCAGAATCTCCCAAGACCGACCGTCGAGCAGTGGGAGATCGACCACGGCATCGACCTCATGAAGATGGACGCCCTGCACTTGGTGTTCGACCGGCCGATGGCGGTGATTGCCAGCTGCGTCCGGGGCGCGATCGTCGCCCCGCCTGGCAAGAAATTGGTGGTGGCTGACCTGTCCAACATCGAGGGCCGGGTCGCCGCCTGGCTGGCTGGCGAGGACTGGAAGATCCGAGCGTTCGAAGACTTCGACGCCGGCCTGGGCGCCGACCTCTACAAGGTGGCCTACGCCAGGTCGTTCAACATCGACCCGGCCGATGTCACCAAGCCGCAGCGCCAGGTCGGCAAGGTCCAGGAGTTGGCGCTGCAGTACCAGGGTCGGGTCGGGGCGTTCGTGACCTTTGCCGCCGCCTACGGGATCGACCTCGAGGAGCTCGCGGTCCTGGTTCAAAAGGCTGCACCGCTCGACGTCCTGGCAGCGAGCGAGGAGTTCCTGCTCTGGTGGCGGCGGCAGGGCAATGATCAGTTCGGCCTGTCAGACGCGGCCTTCATAGCGTGCGACGTGCTCACCCGGTTGTGGCGCGAGGCGCACGACGCGATCAGCAGTTACTGGGGCGAGATCGAGAACGCCTGCTTCAAGGCGATGGCAAACCCGGGCGTCAAGGTTCCGTGCCGGCGCTGCTACGTCGTGAGGTCTGGCGCGTGGCTGCGGATCGTGCTGCCCAGCGGGCGATCGCTCTGCTACCCGTCGCCGCAGGTGACCGACGGCAAGCTGACCTACATGGGCGTGAACCAGTACTCCCGCAAGTGGTGTCGCCTGTCCACCTACGGCGGGAAGCTGTTCGAGAACATGTGCCAGTCCGTTGCCCGGGACGTGCTTTACGACAGCATGCCCGGCGTCGAGGATCTGGGCTACCAGATCGTGCTGCATGTGCACGACGAGCTCATCACCGAGGCGCCCGACATCGACCGTTACAGCGCCCAGGACCTCGCGGCGCAGATGGCGGCCGGCCACGAATGGACAGAAGGGCTGCCGCTCGCGGCGGCCGGGTTTGAAACGTATCGCTATTTCAAGGAGCAATGAGATGCGAATGTTGAATGAATGGTGGTGTTCGATGAATCAAGGCGAGCGCTGGGCCATGGTGGTTATGCTGGCCCTGTTGGCGGCGCTGATCTCGGGGTCGATTGATGGTCGCTAAGATCCGCGAGCGTGACATTGAGGAGTACCTCGTCGCCCGGGTCAAGGCCATGGGCGGGGAAGTCCGCAAGGTCAAGTGGATCGGTCGCAACGGCGCCCCGGATCGCTTTGTGCTGCTGCCCAGCAGCGAACCGCTGATGCCAGGCCGGCACTTGTGGGTGGAACTCAAGGCCCCAGGTAAAGTGCCCGAGGACCACCAGCTAAGGGAACACGACCGCATGCGCAGGATCGGGTGCGCCGTGTTGGTGATTGACAGTTTTGCAGGAGTCGAGGAGATGCTCGGATGAGAGAAGCCCTGATAGCAACGCCAGCACCAGAGCCTAAAAATGCGTGGAGCAATTGCAATGAAATTTTGCGCGGGATTGGGCAGACTTATCCAAGAACCTGCCACGTATGCGGGCTTGGGCCATGCAAAGCAACTCGCGGTCAATTTGAATTGGTTGGATTAGTAGCGCCAGCACCGAAGCCTGTGGCCTATACCGTCCTCCCTGAACTCCTTGCAGATGTCGGCATGAGCGTCATCAACGCTGAATTGCCAAAAGGCACCAAGGTCTACGCCGCCCCACCCGACACCGCTGCACTTCTGGCACGCATCACCAAGCTGGAAGCACGCTTGGAAATCCGCCCAGATATCCCGTATGACGGCATCGAGTGCAGAGACGAGACAATACGGCAGTACGCCGACCAAATCTGTGACCTGAAAATCCGCGTCTCTCAGCAGGTGGAGGTGATGCGGAAGGCGCTAGATGCACTTGAACGCGAGGCCACGCTCGCCCCGATAGAAGCCACCGAAGAAGCCATGGAAGCACTCGACGCCGCGATCAAAAAGGATATGCCATGAGCAAGATTGAGCCGGTGGCGTGGCAGCTTCCAAATAGTGACAAAATTATCACGGCTGATTTGAAAGAATATTATGGTGTGGTAGCTGATCATTGGAGTATTCCGCTCTACGCCACCGACCCCAATCCCCTGCGGGAGATGATCGAGCGGCTGGCAAACGTTGTTGAGTATCACGAAACTAACTGGCATGTGGAATCGTTGTTAGCAGAAACACGGGAGATGCTGAAATGAGCAAGATTGAGCCGGTGGCTACTGTTGTCAATAATCACACACAAAATTTCGTGCAACTGGCAGCGGCCCAGTGTTTGCCAGATGGCGCCAAGCTCTACGCCACCGACCCCAATCCCCTGCTGGAGATGATCGAGCGGCTGGCAGTGGCGCTGAGCGGAACCATTGGAGTCGAGCATATCCTTGGTGGGCCGACTAAGAGATTGATCGAAGAGGCACGGGAGATGCTGAAATGACAGGCTTCGTCATTTTCGCGCTTGGTATTTTCGTCGGCGTGGCTGTGTGCTTTGTGGCGCTGGCTGCGACTCAAAAGGGGTTCAGGGAATGATTGATTTAGATTGGTTCATGCTCGGATTCTGCGTCGCAACGTGGATTAACATGTGGCTGCTTTGGAGTATGACAAAGTGATCTGGGTACTGCTCATCACATACCACGCGTCAATCATCCCTGCCGGCGCTTTCCAGACTTTCGAGGACTGCGATGACGCTAGGCACGAGATTATCCGACAGCACCCGGATATGCCTGCCGTTCTGTCGTGTGTGCAGATGGAGGGCGCTTGACCCGATCCTTCACCCCGCGGCCGTACCAACTGCTCATGGAGCAGCACGCGCTCGAGCTCCCGAGGTCGGCCCGCTGGGCCGGCATGGGCATGGGCAAGACGACCGCGACACTGGCGGCGATCTGCGCCCAGCACATGCTGGGCGATGACGCTCCGGTCCTGATCCTGGGGCCGCTCCGGGTGATCCAGTCCACCTGGCCGGACGAGTGCAAAAAGTGGGACGAGTTCCGGCACCTGGATGTCGTGCCTATTTGCGGCAGCAAGGAGGAGCGGCTCGCCGCCCTGCGGGTCAAGGCCCCGATCTATGCCTGCAACTACGACAATCTGCCGTGGCTTGTCGAGCACTGGGGCGACCGGTGGCCGTACCAGACCGTGGTCTCCGACGAGTCCACCCGGCTGAAAGGGTTCAGGCTGCGGCAGGGCGGGGTCCGCACCCAGGCGCTTGGCAAGGTCGCCCACACCCGCGTGCGTCGATTCTGGGAGCTCACCGGCACGCCCAGCCCCAACGGTCTGCAGGATCTCTGGGGCCAGATATGGTTCCTTGACGGCGGCGAGCGGCTGGGCCGGACCCACGACGCGTTCAAGCAGCGATGGTTCCGTGCCAGCCAGACCGGGTACGGTCTCGCCCCGGCGGACTTCGCCCAGGCCCAGATCCAGGACCGACTTCGTGACATCGTGTTCACGGTCGAGGCGAAGGACTGGTTCGACCTACGTGAGCCGATCACCCGCACCGTCGAGGTGGATCTGCCGCCTCGAGCCCGCGCCCTCTACCGGGAGATGGAGCGGAGGATGTTCATGGAGCTCGACGGCCACGAGGTCGAGGCGTTCAACGCGGCCGCGCGCACGAACAAGTGCCTTCAGCTTGCCAACGGGGCCGCCTACGTGGACGATGCTGGCACCTGGAAGGAGGTCCACGATGCGAAGCTGCAGGCGCTCGAGTCCATCATTGAGGAAGCTGCCGGGATGCCGGTCCTGGTGGCCTACAATTTCAAGTCAGACCTGGCCCGGCTGTCGGAGGCTTTCCCTAAGGGTCGGCAGCTGGACGCTCGCCCTGGCACTGTCCGAGATTGGAACGCGGGAAAAATCCCTGTCCTGTTCGCTCACCCTGCGAGTGCGGGGCACGGCCTGAATCTGCAGGACGGGGGCAACATCCTGGTCTATTTCGGGCACAGTTGGAACTTGGAGGAACGGCTCCAGATCGCGGAGCGGATCGGGCCCACCCGGCAGATGCAGGCCGGCCACGACCGGCCGGTGTTTGTGTACAACATCGTGGCCCGCGACACCGTGGACGAGCTCGTGCTCGAGCGGGTCGAGTCGAAGCGCGAGGTCCAGGATATTTTGATGGACGCGATGAAGCGACGTCAGTAAAACCCCACCCAGTGCAGCGCGGCCGCCAGCGCCGCCGCAGCCAAGCAGCACACAAAAGCGTTCGTGTCCATACCCCTCCCGTTTAGTCGCGGGCCCGTGCATAATGCACCGGCTAGGCCGCTAAGGGTACACCGCAAATATGCCTGTCAGAATACATATTATCCGCATTATCAAACACTTACGTTTAGCGGGCACTTCATCTACCATGAGGGAATGCTAAACGTGCGCGAACGACGACGGGAACAAAAGTGGGCGCAAGTCATTGAATTGATTGACTTGTATGGGATTGACAATACTGCAACCGCGCTAAATGTGTACCGCACTACCGTGGTCCGGTGGCGGGAAAAGCAGACCGAGCCACCCGAAGCGGTGCGTATCGCACTAAACGCGATCGTCATGATGCGGCTGCCTGGGATGGAGTGCCGGACATGGGAAGGCTGGGGCTTCGACAGCGACGGGAATCTGTGCTCCCCGGCAGGAGAACCCTTCCACACCGGGGACTTACTGGCGCTGCCGTACCTGCACGGTCAGATCCGCGCCCTCAAAAAGGAGAACGCCGAGCTCCGAAAACGGCTTGAGATCCAACTAAAGGCCGCCGAGTACGCGTCGAACGATCACGAGTTTGCTAAACGGTGATCACCCCAGCGGTTTGTTCGGGGACACGAGTGTGCCCGGCTGGTAGGTGGATACCAGCCGCACGATCGCCCAGGACTTGACGACGTCCTCGACCACCCCGGAGCGGCCGCATGCTTTGCAGCGGACCACCAGGGTGGCGAGGTCTACCTCGAGGTGCTGCCCCGGTGCTTCGTGCCAAGGGCACTCAGCAAAGACCGTCGCCCGTACCCGGCCGCTCAGCTTGACCGCGTAGCGCGTCACGCGGCGCGTGTCCGTAGCCACTTGAGGTATGCCTCCGCTTCCAACGCATCCCAGAAGGGTTTGATGCGCTCGACCGGGAGATGGTGTTCCGGCTGGATGACGAAGCATACCGAGGGCGCGAGTCGGGACTCGTGCAGGCCGAGTTCATCTGCATAGCCATCCAGGATTTTGTATCCAGATACCCGGGCCATGTGCATAGGAAACCCCGCCGCCTTATGCGGGAGGATCTGGTAATGGTCGATGTGACGGTGGCCGGCCAGCAGTAGATGGTCGCGGTAACCTTCCCGGGTTTCGCGCACCAGGCCGTGGGTCGGGTTGTACATTGAGTGCCCACGGAAATCGTGACGAGCGTGGATGCGGATCGGGTCGCCCTTGGGGAAGTTCAGCTGCAGCCGGACTCCGTGCATCGACAGCTGGGAATTGCCCTGCCGTAGCATCCACTGGATCAGGTCGGTGCCCTGCCACCCGTCGTGGTTTCCACCCAGCACCGCGAGCCAGCGCCGGCCCTTCAGCATCCACTCCATGAGCCGGACGCCATCTGATGCCTTGGTGCTGGACTCAGCGTACAGCCGCGCCAGCCGGCCGACCCAGTTGTCGGTCAGGTCGCCCAGGTTCAGCCCGTAGATCCCGGTCGGGGCAGTGATGACGTCGAGATCCCGCTCAAGTGCTGTGATGTCGCACCCGTCGTTGTCGATGTGGGGATCGCCGAACACCAGAATTCCGAACGGGCCGCGCTCCTTAACCTTGACGTGGATCAGCTCGCTCGCGTCCTTGTGGGCCTTGCCGCGTCCGAACTGTGCTTTCTTCCGATTGATCAGGTCCTCGAGCGGCTCGTCTGGCGACGCCGGGTAATCGACATGGACTGACTGCAGCGGGGGTTGTGGCCTTGCCTGGGCCACTTTCAGCCGGCGTTGCATGGATGACCGAGAGATCCCCAGCAGTCGGGCGCCCTCAGATATGGACCCGCCCACCGCGAGTGCGTCCTGCGCCTCGCGCAGATCGTCCTGCTTGAATGAGTCCATCAGTGGAGGCCCTCGAATTCGCTGCAGGCCACATCGTCTACGTCAGCGGTCGGGCGCGGGACGGTCTTCGGCTCGCCATCAATGAAGGCTACCAGGGACGGGGATAGGTGGCAGATGCCGGATTCTTTCCGGCTTGCGGGAGGGTGGAAGAAACGGCACTGCTCACAGACAGGTCGTTCGGTCGCCATTGGCGCGGTCCTTGTAGGGAGTTTATTGCGTTTATGGTGCTGACATAAATCCGGTTCCGCCTATGCCTCCTTTCACTTTGGGGGTACGGGCGTCGGGCCAGACCCGTACCAGTACGCCAGGACCATCAGCGCGATCGAGTCCAGCAGACCCAGCACCCGGCCGACAACAAGCTCAGGGATCGTGGTCGGGTAGCCATGAAAAAGAACAGCGATCTCGGTCCCGACCGTGCCGGCGAGGATCAGCACCGACAGCCAGAATAGTTGGACCTGGACCCCGCCCTTGACGTTGGCGTTGCGGGCGTCGGAGCGGTCGTTCAGGCCGAGTGATTCTTCCTGGATGTCGAGTTCGCGCATCTTCACTTTCAGCGCAATCTCGGCTTGCTTGATCGCGGCGATCTGATCTGCCGAAAGTTGCGACGCTTCTAGCGCGGTTTGGATACTCTTGGCCGTGGGCGTGTCGATGCCAAGCGTCTTGCCCAACTGCTCAACCGCGAGGCCAGCCAGCGGTCCGCCAAGGGCCGTAGCGAGGGTTGGAGCGATGCTACCTAGTACGGTCTTCCAGTCCATCAGTGGTCTCCTGCGATATGGTCAAGTGCTGCCAGGATTAGGAACATCAGCCCCAGCACGACCCCCAGGACCGAGTGAGAGAACAGCGCCCAGATCAGGTCGGATCTGGCGTTGCTGCGGATTTGTTTGGGATCGAAGTCGGCCAGCCGGCGGGGTTGGGGTGAGCCGCGGAAGCTAAACCCGTCACCCGCCGAGTGCTTCACGTCGGCGCGTCCTTGATGTAGACCTCGATCATGTCGCCGGCGTCCGCCATCAGCTGGTCGAGCGCCACCCTCGACGAGTAGATGGCCTGCTGCATTTTTCCGTCGGGGGACTGCATCAGTCCTTGGTGCATGCCGAGCGCGATGCACCCCAGCAGATCGGAGTGCCAGCCCTTGGTCGTGTCGCCAGCAAAGTTCGCGCGGTGGATCTCGACATTGGTTCTGCCTGGCACGCCCTGCAGCAGGAACACGTCATAGCCAAAATGGTCGGAGTGCTTGCGGACTGCCGTGTAGTGGCCGGCAGGGATGCACGATATGCCGGTGCAGTTGCCGCGGTCCGGGAGTTCCAGCGAGATCCACTGCAGATCGCCCATGACCGCATTCCCGAAGGTGCCCTCATCGGTGCTACGGCCGCGCTCGATGTAGAGGACCTTCATTTCGGGAACCTCCAGCGCAAGAACGAGATGGCTAGGTTGCCGACCGCGCAGGTGATTACGACTACCTTTGTCCAATCGTCTAGGGTCATGTGCGAAATCACCGCAAGGGTCATCGCCAACGTGATTTGGAATGCATCTTTGTGGTCATTCACTTGGCGAACCCCATGAAAGGATTGAAGCTGAAGACCAGCGGAGCGGGCCGCGTCGTGTCGATGCCACCGTCAGGACCGATGGGAATTTTCCAACCGAAGCGCATGCGCACGCAGTAGCCGGTGCTGTAGGCCCAGACCCTGTACCACTCCCACGCAATCAAGGTGTCGATTCGAAACACTTTCCGGGTCTGGGTGCCGGATGCGCCTGGGTGGTCGGGGCCGGTGCCCAGGTTATTGGCATACCCGTAGGTAACGAGCGAGTCCCCAGGCTGCAGAGGCACAGCGAGAACGGTTGCGTCGAATCCATAGGCGGGGTTCCGCCACAGCCACCGTACGCGCCGCCGGTAACTGCCGACGGGGAGAGCGGTCCAGTCGGAGCGGTCGCCGTAGGGGTCGTTGTCGGGAGTCCAGAACCACGCGCCCCGGCTCGGCCAGCCATTGGCTGTGAACAGAGAGAGCAGCGGGGCCAGGATTTGCGCCATCAGGCTGAACAGCAGGCCGGTGACGGCAAGCAGCAGGTAGCGGGCCATTACAGTTCCGCGCTCGCAACATAGTTGGCTAGGTATACCGTTCCAAGAGTCAGCGCCGAAGAATTCGACCCGGCGGAAAATGCTTTTGAAGTGACAACGGAAACCGCTGCGGTTCCTGCCTGATCAACGCCAGCGTTATTACTCAAAACATTTGCCGTACCTGCGAACGAATATAAACTAACTGTGGGTGTTATTCTCATCGTTACCGGAAATAACACGTTACCAAACAGTTGAGTCGCGGCTCCGCTACAAGTCATGCCAATGTAAGACGAAGCCGATGCAGTGCCTGGTGCGACTCCATCGTTGTATGACTTAGTGTAATAACGCTGGCACCGGCGCAGTTCGTCACCAATATCGCGTACCTCAAACGGAGTGGCAGTAGATCCAGGCTCAAGCTGAATTCTCGTGGCTGCAATGTAATTCCCGTTGGTGCCGCACCAGTTCACTACGCCTGCAACGCCTGCAACGTAGCTAGACACCCACGATCCGGTTGCCGCTGATCCTCCGACAGCACCAATAAGCACTTGCAAGCCTGTTCCAGTGCCTTTTACGTTACCTGTCAACGCCGGTAACGTAGGAACCGATATGGAAACATATTGCGGAGCGCCCCCAACAGCATACGCAAAAGTTGTCGAATACGACTGGCTTCCTGTGGAGTCCGTAATCTGAACCGCGTAGTTTCCTGCAACCGTTCCCTGGAACCAAAACGAAAGAGAAGCCGGGCTGTTGTTCAAATCAAAAGAATTGTTACCTTCTATTCTTTGGAATATAGGGGTAACTGAATTCGTTGACGTTGGCGTGTATGCCGTTGCGCATGTCACCAAAACGCACGGTGTAGTGTTTGAATTAATAACAAGGTTTGAAGCACCAATGTTAAAAACTCCAGTGACGGCCGCATTCCCCAATGCAAACCCAAACCTATCAACTGCTCCATAAATCCCGCTTGTTACTCCAGCAGTAGCACCAGTTATTCCGCCAACGGCGGTCCTTTGCTGCACCAGACATTCACCGTTCTGGATTCGGTTGCGGTTGCCAAGCTGCGAAGCCCCGGGGCCAGAGGTGGCCTCGACGGTGTTCGGCCCGCTGGCGAGCAGGGTCTTGTTGCTGAACACGTTGGTGCTGGTGTTCGTCACCGCAGCCGCGATCACGGACGCCAAGCTCGCCGCTGCGCTGACGGCGCTGGCGGCCGCGTTCGTCGCGCTGGTAGCTGCGTTGCTTGCGCTCGTGCCGGCGGCAGTCACGTAGCCCTGCAGCTGGGCGACCAGCGCCGACGGCGTGATGCTGGACGAGATGTTCGTGAGCAGCGCGCGGCCGATCTTCTCCTGCAGGTCCTGGACCAGGACCGTCGCCTTGTCGAGCGCGGTATTGATCACTTCCGGGAAGAACCCGCCCGCGCTTGTGAGCAGTACGCCCTGGGTCTGGGCTACTTGGGATGCGACCGTGAGCAGATACCCGGTGGCGGGGGCCGCCACCATCGTCACCGTACCACCAGGGTTGCTGTCCTGGTCCGTGTTCAGCAACACGGTGTACTGCGAGGTCAGGGTCTGGGTGGTCTCGACCAAGCTTAGGTCGGTGAGAACGACCAGCACGTCAGCGGTTGTGAAGACCTTGAACGAGAATGGAAACGCGGTCGTCACGCCGTTGCCGGTGGCGATCGACTTGCGAGTGCTGGTGCTGGAGATGGTCATTCTATAACCCCGCTATCCGCTGCCGGAATTGTCTGTGGCCCTTGCGAGCCGATGGAGAATTAGTGCGCTTGGGTGGACCCGTGAAGCATCCCGTTCCACCAGTCGGTGATGTCCTCGGGCCGCTGCTCCCCGCTCCAGACATCGGACAGGAACTGCGCGCTCGCGCCGACCTGCCCAAGTGGTAGCCCGGTCAGGTAGCCCGCGACGTTGCTGGCGTGCTGGATGTAGTGGTTCGTCTTGCCGTTGCCTTCCATGTCTTTTAGGAAGGCGTCGATGTTTGGGATCATGCTTTCGACCGGCGACATCTCGTAGTCCTTGCCCTGGATGTAGTGGGCAGCGACATCGCGCGCGATCGGGATGCCGCCGAACGCCGAGCTAGCCATCGTCTTGCCGAACCACGCGAGCCAGGAATCGGGGTCGCCGGTGTCTTTCGGCGGGTGCATCATGTGGTGGATCGCTTGTACGCCCAGCGTATAAATCATCGACCGCAGGATCACGGTGCCAAGATCACCACGGAACTTTCCCCAGTCCCCGCTCGCGGCGGTCGCCGGGAGCTCGCCGGCACGGCGTGCCGTGTCCATTAGCCGGTTCACGTTGTGGTTCCAGAATGTGTAAAACATCGTGAACAGCTTCTGCCACTCGTGGCCCCGCTGGATCGCCGCCATGTCCTTGACGCCGGCGCCGCCGTGCGCGTTCCGCACCGTCTTGTCGGCGAAATAGACCGCTTGTCCATCCCCCAGCCCCAGCCCGCCGCGCGCCTCAGGAGTCGATGCCTTGAGGTAGGCGCCCATCCAGGTCGGGATCGCCGACGCCATGTCCAGCATCGCGATGCCGCTATAGGCCCGGGACTGGATTGCCAGCTGGGCCCGACGCACTGCGCTTGTGGCCGGGTTCATCAATTCGATCTGGATCTCGCGCAGCTTCTCCCGGACGTCACGCTCAAACTCGGTCGAGCGGTGCCGCATTTCGGCAGACTTCTCAAAGATGAAGTCCCGGTTCGATTCAAAGTTCGTACCACGGAACATGGTCTCGAGGCCGCGCTGCATGAATTCCGGCCCGATCGTCGTCAGCGCCGCGGCAGTGTTCACGTTGAACAGCCCCTTCGCCATCGTCTTGGCGCCCGCCTCGGCGACCGACTCCAGCGCCGCGGTCGATCCGTGCATCACCATCGTGGATAGCCGCAGGCCCAGCCCGACCATCGTGGTGCGGGTGCGGACCCCGTGCGCCAGGTTGTCCCAGAATTGCAGGTCGCTGGGCCGGGCAGCCGCGTCGTTGGCGATCGACAGCAGCCACTTGTTCAGCAGGGAGTAATGCTCCTCGGACAGCGCCCCGATGATCGCGCGCCGAACCTGCGGGTGCGACACGAACCGATCAGTTTCAACGACAGCCTGCCGCATGGTGATATCGCGGACTTCGTCCTTCAGCGTGCGCGCGAGGGTCTCGATCGAGAGCAGCATCGGCTTCGCGTAGTTTTCGTTCCGGGTCATCTCCCGACCGGTGCCGGTATCAGCCCGGCTGAATATGTTGTCCTCAAATAGGGACGCTTCATGCGCCGCGTGCCGCTCCTTCACGCTCCAGGACCGGGCCGGGTCGTAGGTGATAGGCCAGTACCACCCAGGCTGCTGGCCGTGCTGGGTGTCGAATGGGATGCGGTCCACCGCTTTGGCGGCGCTGCCGCCCATCGCGCGCAGCATGTCCTGCTTCAGCGGGAAAAGTTCCTGGAACGTGCTCGCGAGCCCGCGAACGAAAGCCCACTCCTCGGGCGTCATGTTCTTGTCGAGGAAGTCATGCACCGCGGCCGCGTCCCACTTCTCGCCTTTCAGAAGTTTCGCAAAGTGGCCGGCGTCCCCACGGATTCCGGCCAGCGAAATTTTCTGCTCCCAAGTCAGCCGCTGGGTCTCGCCGGTGATGCCGTCGATGACGCCGGGGATCTCGAGGATGCCGCGGTTGTTCTTCAGGAGTTCTTTCGGCACCCCGCGGACGAACGCCTCAAACTGTTTGCTGACCTTGAGGTCGAGGTCGTTGCGTCGCCCTTCGGCGTCGGCGATTTTCTTGAACACCAGACGGTTGAAAACCCCGTTGCTGTTGTAGTGATCGAGCCAGTCCATCATCTGCTCGACCTTGAGCAAGGACGCCTGGAACGAGCGCAGTTGCGACTTCGTCCTAATCCAAGCCGACTCCATCATCGTGCGCCCGCGGTTCGATTCTGCCTTGGTCTGCGGCAGTTTGGCGGCGGTCTCCTCGGC